TCGGCCCGGGCAATGGCGGATGCGGAACATCCCAAGAAGTAACGTAGTTGTGTGCACTGCGGTGCCTGAGAAGAACCGGCAAGAGAAAGCCCTCCTCAATCTTCCGAGGAGGGCTTTCTAGCTTTACAGGAACGTTGATGTAAAATCCAGGATCAATCGGTGGAATATGGCACCTCCTTTCTGCTATTCGGTAGCATTGAGAATGAAGTCAAAAGCTGCAAGCTCCTCGGCGCCTTCGATCTTTACCAAAGCATTCTGCCAGTCCATGTATTTAAACATGAGGCCAGCTTTTGTAGGAATCATGCCGCCAGCATACTGGCCAAAAAGGATACGATCGCCGACTTTGAAAGCAGCTTTAGCTTTGGCCTCGGCACCCATAGAGACTACCACACCTGTTTGCGGGAGGTTCTTGGAGGTTTTTGGAATAATGATTGTGGCACCAACGCCTTTGCAGTCTGGACAAAGCTCATCCTTCTCGACTGACTTGTAGTCGCCGCCGCATTCAGAACAGGGAATGTCTTTCCTTGCTTCTGATGCTGCTGATCCAAGTGTGTTTGAAATTTGAGCGATCTCTTCTAGAGAGTACTTGCGTCCTGATCTACCGCAAGTTACACACTCACACTGGTGCTTGATACGCTTTCGACCTTTGCAAGTCTTGCATTCATAACCTGTGACAGCGAGGTCAATACTGACAATAATCCGCTCTCCTAAACCCTCAAAGGTGTAAGGAAATCCAGGAAAAGAAACCTTGTTTGATCCGTCAAGCACAAGATCCTTTACGCTAATCTCACCTGCATCGTCAATCTTTTTCAGAAGTTCTGCTTCGCCTTCAAAGGGCATCTACGGTCCTACCTTTCCGTTTTTTGCTGCTGGTGAATAGTACGTTTGCTTGTTCTGGGTTGTTTGTGTTATGAAACCCATTGTTTCGAGAATGAATAGGATACGATCAAGCGTCTCGCTGGTCATGTGGCGATGCAATGCTCGAAGCATTTCACGTTTGGATGCACGGCCATACTTTTCGATAAAGTCTTGTACACGTGCAGTGGCTGCTGCATCCATGCTTTCTCCAGCACCACGAAAAAGCTTTCGGAGAGAAGCTATGATTTTACCGACTTCTGCTATAGCATTGGCCATATCAAAAGCCTCAATCAGCAGGGTATCGCCGCGAGAAGCGGAGAAAATCATGGCAAGCTTTAAGACGTGTGCTTTCATCCTAGCACGAAAGTTTGCTACGGCCTCAGAATCATCTTGAGATGCGGCAGCGCGGTTCTGCTTTAGGAAGCTTTCAAACATCAGACGTGCCGCAGTATCAACTTTGAACTCACCATTCAGCGAGGCAATAGTTTTGAGGTCGGTTATAAGCTGATCGTATAAAGCTTTCGAGCGAGCATTCTTTTTTAGCGGCTCCGGCCATGGAAGATCCTTGCTTGGATTCTCCGCATAGATAAACATGCATCTGCTAGAGAAACCGCCAGTAATAACCATGTGCGCTTCACGATTGACATTACGCAAAAAGTCAGGTACACTAGCAGCCAATAGACTACAGCACATGTTATCAATAAATACACTGCCTTTGTTTTTAGTTTGGTAATCATAAGTTTTCTTGCTCCATGCCTCCTCCAGAAACTCCAACATCCACTCAGAAGCACCGAGCAATACTCGCAGCTCGGTGCTGAAAAGCAGGCAGTTATGATCCTTTGCGCCGATCACAAGCTGCATGTTTTTAATTGTCGGTGGCGCTGACCAGCCATCTGCAATGCGTTCGAGAATGCGCTCAGCGGTTATGCGGTCACTGAGGGTGTTTACAACCTCGGCGGGCTGAGCATCCTTGATCATATCCTCGATGATATTCATTGCTGTGCCTTTGCCAACCCCAGGCGGGGCAACCAGCACTACAAACATGTTCGGATAAAGTGTGTACGTGCCAATCTCGAAATGTACGTTGTTTTTCAGCGCCGCACCAATAAGCGAAAGCGCACTCCAGACAATGAAATTATCCGGCGTGTCCGTATGCGGAGAGACGCAATCGAAAAATGCTTCGTGGAATGCTTTTCTCAGAACCCTAGCCACAAGATGCCTTTCTTACACTACTGGAATAAGTACCTGCTTTGGCTCCGCCGCGGCTAGAATATCTCGAAGTTTTTCCATCGCTCGTGCTACTCCTGCTCTGGAGATTTCTTTGATCTTGACTGTGGTTTGGAAGTCGTAACCGAGTTCCGCTTCGATTGGGATGTTGACTTCGATTCCATTGTGAAACTTAATAGTCCTGTCAAAGGCGGCGTTGGTTCGGAGAAGATATTTATAGACTGTTTCAGCGTCTGCTCGAATATCTTGGACAATGCTATCATGGCCTTCCTGGACGATAAATCGTTCTTGAATTCCATAGTTACTTTCGAGTTTGAGGAGAGCAAAACCGGTATTATCACCGACGACTGATTGTGGAATGTAAGCGTATGCTTCCTTGAAGACCGTCGCGTTTGAGTCGTTTGGTCTGGCATCGAGGAATTGCCTTTCTCGCCCAAAGGGCGTTACAAGCATGTGGGTTTTGGAGATCTGGTCCTTGACGTACTTGTGGAAGACAAGGTCTACTGACGGATCATGCTCTGCTACCTTTTTGAGTAATGCTTGACAAGCGACCTCGCTAAAGCTAAAGCCTTCTTGTGCTAGGGCGTCGCTCATACGCCCGGCCTTCATATCGTAGTTGCTGGCGTGACGAGTTTTTTTACCAAGATACCTCTCCATTGAATCTTTCCACTCCCCCGGAGTTTTCGCAGCGAGCGGAATTCCAAAAATAACACTGGCGAGTCTCGTGTGGCGGCCATATACATCTGTATCATCGCGTAGCTCTTTCAAGGCTTGATAATTCTCGCTGAGCGCCGATACTGGCCAGTCTTCGGCGGAGACTTGATCGACCATTAAAAAGATGTTTCCTGGACGTGCGACAAGGCATCGCCTGTACATTGCTGCTACGTCGCTGTGTTTAGGGAAGTTCTGAGCGTTATTTCCAAAGCCGAAAGTATGGCGTCTGGATGAACGTCTACCAGTGAGAGTTCCGGCAACGTTGTAGTTAGAGAGAAAGTACGCTTCTCCGGATCTTTCCAAGAGTCTAGCGCTAAGGTAAGAAGAGTACAACTTTCCGAGTTCTCTAATTTTGAGAATTGCTCTAATAGCAGGATCGCCTCCCGGATAGTTAAATTGATTTTTAGAGAGCATCTTCTGAAGCGCAAGCTCTCCTGTGCTGTATCCTTGTTCATAATCTCCCTCCGAGTTTTTCTTTGTGATTTTTACTACTTCGTAGCCGAGGTTTTTGAGGCCGGTTAGGAGTGCGAACTTTCCTTGAGTAGCATTGATGTTGATTGCACCGCTGGCATTCAAGCCTTTTATAGCTTCGTCCGGTGCATTCGCCGCGCCGACAAAAACCTTTGTACCCCATTGATTGCTGGCGATTGCTAGTTGCTGTGCAACCTTTGCTTTGACAATGGCTTTAGCTTCGGCGATCCGTTGGACATTGACGCAGATGCCACGATTACCGACATGGTAATAAGCTGCTTGAAGAGCGTGCTCATAAGATGAGGTTACCTTATCTGTCACGTTCCTCCACCTTTGGTGTACTATAATGAAGATCAGGTTTTCTCACGCGAACAGAAAAAATCAAGTCGCCGTTTCTTATATACACATAGTACGCTGCGGCTGTCTCTGTGCATGATGGGCCTTCTGGGATTAGCTCGCATTCAGCGCGAGCATGGATTGGCTCGCTCATTGCTTCTCCTTTAACTCCGCTTCGATCTTTGAGCACTCCGCAATAATGTTGCGGAGTGCTTCCTTGACTTCTGTTAGCATGTGTGTTATTGGAAACTGTGCGATCTTTCCTACGGATTCTCGAATTGAGACAAGAGAGACCTCTACTTGGTTGTTCATACGTTCTCCTACTTCAACTGTGGGCGTTGTTGGAATTCAAGTTCTTGTTGCTCCCAAACCTCATATGTTACGCAAACATCCAAACAATTGTATCGCCGGAGTTTGTCCATATGCTTTACACTCCATCCATGGCCTTCGTCCTTGTAATAAGGCTCCCGCGTATATTGCCGAGTCAAAAACTGTAACTTATGCGAAAGCTCTGGCCACAGAATATGGTGTCTTAAAAGTGTGTCTTGTACACGATCCAGCGAGATTTGGAATCCAAGAGCCTCAAAAAAAAGCGCGTCAAAATTGAAGAAGTTCTGCCCCAGTATGGGCTTTCCTTTAAGCAATAAATCCAACGCTCTCCAAAGAGTCCTATTCTCACTTGGGCTGTCACGGAATAAGTTGAAGGATATCCCGAAGTCATGGCTGTCAGCAATGCCAACGGTAATCGGGTATCCAGGATGCGGAAGAAAGGCGCTTCCTTTGCGAGGGTATACTGTTTCAATATCAATTGATAAGAGTGGCGCTTTCCTGAATCGCTCAAAACATGACAGTATTTCGTTAAGCTCAAGATTTCCATAACGCATTGTCCTTTCTGGAAGCGGCCGCAGCGTACCATGCTTTTGCCAATAGACCAGCTCGTCCTGAAGCTTTTGCAGGTCCACGTACACCGTGACGTTTCGCTCTTTCCAATCGCCGACACATCTGTCGGGACCGTAAAGTGGCATCATGTAGTGCGGGTATTGGAGAACACCGCATTGCAGCAAGCTACCGGCATACTTCTGTAGTTGGCCAGGATTTGTCTCAACGGTCTTCGGTGTACGAAGTTCTGGCAAAAACCAACCAGCAACATCGCCAATCACAATAATCAACGGAGGCTTAGAAGCTGAAAGCTCAGACTCCAAATTTGTATAAGCGTGCAGATCATCAGTGTTAGGAGCACGAGAAGTGAAATACACACTGTAAGGATCAATACCAGCTTCACGAAGCATCTTGTCAAAAACATGCCCGAGTCCTCCTGACATGAGAGTATCCTTGCCGGTTTTTGGATCGTAGTCAGAGCTATAAGGCTTTGCTAGGATACACCAGATACGTGCATTGCGATTACCGCGTGGTTTGATGTAAGGCATTAGGCAAGTATCCTATCCTTTATATCACGCAACCAAAACAGCATCTTCACGCTAACCGGCGCGCCGTCTCTAACACGTGCTATCATATCATACTCGTGCGAACGAAGCTCGTCTTGGTAGTCGTCGAGCATTGTGATTATGCGGAGGGCTTCTTCTCTACGCTCGTCGGGGCCAAGTGTAGACTGGCTTAGATCGTTGTAGCTCATGCTATCTCCTTCGGTGTTCTCTGTACCGCAAGCCACTTATCCAGAATTGCGTGAAGGCACTTTTGGCCGCAGACACAATCAGCGTCAGAATTGCCATAATCATCTTCGTGAAGCGTGTTAAAAGTACTTAGCAAGACTCCACTATTTCGTATGCAGTATGCGTACCAGTGGTTAACTTCTCCTTTGATCGCGCCGCAGACTGCACAAGTGTAAGTGATTTTACTTGGCATATAAACGACCCCTCCTCTTCAGTTTGGCTTATTTGCTAGTTCGCTGCCTAAGCTCGCTCGCAACATCTTCTCAATCTCTGGATGCCGCACTATGAATATAGCAAGTCTCAAACTAGATTCGAAACCAAGAACACGATGAATTCTTGTAAATGCCGCATGAACAGCATGTTGACTCATTCTCAAAGTAATGCCTATCGCTTCCCTTGAAAACCCCAAAGCTGTCAAAGCGGCAACCTGTCTCAGACGCTTTGACAGCATCTCAAAACGCGCTGTTTCTTCCTGTGTCGCTGTCATTGAAATACCTCCTCTCCGTTTTGATTTTGTAGAGGCTGGACCCAGCAAAAGAGTTTATACTCCTCAAAGTGCTCTGCGCAAGCATCTACAAAATCAAAAGGACGATCGTTGGAAAAGTGCAAGCGGTGGAGAGCTTCATTCTCACACCGCTTGCCAGATACATCAGTGAAGGTACAGCGCCATCGTGCCACGATGGACTCCTTGAACTAGTTCTTGATCAGATTGGTACTGTGCTTCTCAGTGCATCCCGCAACAGCACACTTGAACTGCCGCACATCATTAGACTTCTTGCCGTTGTACTCGCGGGTCGCAAGCTCTGCTTCAAGTGTCTTGTTGAGCAACGGTCCCTGATACTTCCACTGCGAAGGATCATCCGGGTTAGTGTCGCTGCCTTCGAACACGCCGGGAATGGTGAGGTTCTCCTTCTCGGTGCCGGCAAACTCATCCTGTACAACTTCCATCTGCAAGCCGGTAGCATGAATGAAGTCCGCCCACATCCAAGCCATCTTGGTGTTAAGGCCAACGAATACTCGCTTGCCGTCGTGATCAGTGCCGCCGATGATCGCAAGCTCGGCATTGAGTGAGACGGACTCGCCGTTCTTTGCAGCGCGTGGACGAAAGCCCTTGATCTGCAAAGTGTACCAGCCATCAGGTGCTGGTGTTGAACCGGAAAACTCTTCTCTGCTGAAGTTCATTTGGAATGGCATTTGAACTGCTCCTTTGTTTGTGTTTGTGCGGCAGCGCCGCTGTTAAGCTTTTACAAGCGCGTTCTTAGCTAACGCTGCTCGCCTTTGACGGTGTTTTTCAATCATCGCCATAATGTCTGGTTCTTCGGTAGCATCAAGCATCATAGTTGTAGAAGCCATTACATCGTTTGATGGCCTACATGTCACTGTGTAGGTTATCTGATTTGGCCTCAGTGCGTTGACTGTGATACGATAAACTTCGTTGAACAAGCTGAGACAGTTTGCAAGATACTGCGGATTGACTGTTACCTGTCCAGTATAAGCTGTCTTTTCTGATGTAGACTCTGCGGCATCTTTTTCATCTCTCTCGTGAAAGACAAAAATGAGATTAACACCAAGGCCGGTTAGCTCGGAAACCAGATACTCAACGTAGCGTTGGATACTAACGACAACATCCCAATCCTTTCCTTTGTAGACTGTTGTTGAGTTTCCGACTTTGATACCTTTGAAAAGCCCCGGAGACTGCCGACGAATCTCATCCTCAAGCGCTCGTACCATAAAGGTAACAGAATCAAAAACTATCGTCGCCGGAAGCGGAACCTTTTTTATCTTGTTTGCTTTCATGACAGATAAATCAGATTCCACGTCTAGCATTGTTGGATTGGACAGCACCAGCAAATTCGGCTTGCCTTCCAGCGACTCGGCACGATCATCGAAGTCATAGTATCTGATCGGACCGGGAGCAGTGGATGCAAGCCAGGATTTGCCACTTTTTGGACGCCCCATGATTGCTATCTTGAGACGCTCCGAGGCTACGATCGTCTCGGAGCGTATTCCTTTCATATTAGCGAAAGGATTTGGTGTAGTGGACATTTCCTGCTCCTTGGAGAGTTACTTCTTTTATGTTACAACTACTGGCGCATCCACTGGTGTGTCCGTTGCTACTTCGACTTCTGCTGCTGCTAACGTCGCTTCCGCCGCAGCAAGTTTTGCATCTCTGTCTTGCTCGATTGTAGCGTGACGCCGACAGAGTTGATAAGAAGTAACAGACTCATCCACTGCTTCTGGAATCTCTGTTTCATTTACTGTGTGCGCTGGCACCGTAGTTTGTGTAACTGCTGACACAAGCACATCTCCGGCTCTCCAGCATTGCATATGGTTTGGTAGAAGCCCAGAGCATTTACCGATTGGTACTCCTGTGCCACTGTCTGGCCCAAGGTCTGCGTAAGTTTTTGTGGTTGACATTTTAATTCTTTCTCCTGCTCCTATGTGTTAGGTGCTACTTCTTCTGTGTTCCAGATTGGTAGCTGTACAAAACCATTTTTGAGTGTGGCAAGCTCACCATCGGTGGAGCCTTGCCGACATACATCACGGTAGTCACATACACCGTAATGCCAGTTTACACATGCAGTTGTGTTACGTGGGACTGGCATCTGTGCAGCTACAAGCTCCATATCATCCACAAGATGATGTACAGTGTTTATCATTCTGTTTCTGTATGCCTCAAGCTGCTCAGCAGACTTTCTGATTGGTACACGCTTAAAACGTTCTTCTGGATTGGTTGTGGGTTTCTTCTGAATGAGGTTCATCAGAATCTTCGAGCAATCACGTTTTAGAAGCTGCTCCTCTGGTACAAGTGTTGGGAGAATCTTCGAGAGTGCGAAGATGTATCCGACTGGGCCTTCCTCGGTTTCAAATTGTAACCCAGGATCGCCGCGGAAAGTGCCCATGGTTTTATGATCCATGGGACAAATGAAGTAGCCATCATCCACAATCAAGTCCATCCGTCCAGCGAGATAAATCTCAATCTCCTCGCCGATGTAAAGTGGAACTTCACCATTGCGCCCAAAAGATACCTCAGCGCCAAGAATGCGAAGCTTCTCATTCTGTGGCGTCATCACTGTACCATACTGCGCAAGCAGTCCAACAAACCCATGCATACCGCCGATGAGCTTGTACTCCTTGTGCTCACAGTGCTCGTCCATTTTTGCTTCGTGCCACTCAGCAACCGCTCTATCAGTCGCCCACGGCCATAGATCAAAGCCAGGTTTGCGAAAGTCTTGGTAGTAGATTTCAAACATCTTGTGTAGAAGGATACCAAAGTCTAAGTACCAGCTACGTTGACGTTCGCCCTCAACACGTATGCCTTTCTTCTGCAAACCAAATACATTCCCGTACACGAAATGCTGAGAACAATTTCTATAAGTTTGCAAAAGGTGATTGTCTACTACCACAATAAGCTTTTGCTTTTGCTCATCCCAGTACATCCACGGTAGTGGATTCCGAGTTAGAAACTCTAAAAGCTCGACGCTCGGTTTCATGTTAGGACAACCTTTCTGAGATAAGATGCGCGTAGCCTTCGATGTCAACCCAGGAGTCTTTGTAGGTTGGGTCGCCATTAAGAATACGTGCTATCTTATGCTGTATCATGTCCAGAGCTTCTCTCATGTCTGGGCTAAGATTATGCCAGTTAAAACAAACGTGCATATCAGCCTTTAGACTCTGCGCTATTTGTGCGTGGTCTGAGAACTTTCCGTATTTCTTTCTACGCTCTGCAAGCACACTTTCCACAAAAGGCAGCGGCTTAACATGCGAAGCCTGCTCTACCTTTTTTGCTGGTCTTAGGTACACTCCTCTTGGCATTCTGGTTTCACCCTTTCTCTATCAATTCAAATTCGACAATCTCAATTTCTTGAGATCTGCGTCCTGGAACTGAACGTGGCTCAAGATCAACATCCTCTCCACAGCCTCGCCATCCCCATTTACCGGCTTTCCAGGCATTCAAAGTATTTGAGGCGGCACTTCTGCGAGAGAATAACCTTGGATCGTTTTTTGCTGTGAAGTCTCTATAAGAGTTCACTTTTCCTCTCTTTCCATGAGGAAGATACAATCCGGTTACCTTATCTCTTAGTGCAAATGCT